ACCTAGGGAGGGCTTTATGACTATATCGCTCGTCAGTATTTTGGTCACTCTGATCGTGGTCGGTTTGCTTCTTTACATAATCCAGCTCCTGCCGCTCGACGCGATCATCAAGAGGGTCGCTTATGTGGTGGTCCTCGTTTTTGTATTGCTCTGGCTCGTCTCACTCCTCGGCGGCGGTCCGGTTATTCGCATTGGCTGAACCGAAGATAAAGAAGAAGCGAACATGCAGCGAGTGCCTGCATTTCGGGGACCCGTACAGGGAAGGCAAGAGGCCGGAGATCAGGCTTGGGGAATGCCATCTCAACCCGCCCAAGGTGGTCAATGGGATGAAGCGGGCGCACTTCCCTTTAGTCGCCCCTGACGACTGGTGCGGGCAGTTCACCAGGAGAATCGACTACCATGAGTGACCAGTGGGAATATTACAGAGAGAGATTCACGATGCCTCCCGACGCATTGTACTCAAAGGAGGCCGAGGACGATTATGAAAAGGCTTACGTTGTCAGGTTAAATGAATTGGGCGCTCACGGTTGGGAAATAGTCGCGGTCGATCAATATCTTACCACGATATTCAAAAGAAAGATTCACACGGCGTGAGTCTCGTTGAGCTTTATAGACGGATGGCCGACCTAACAAATTCAGTCTGCGCTAATTGTTCGCCTCCCTATCATTGTTGCGAGAATGCCGGATGTGTTCAGGCAACAGCGTGGACGGAACGAGTGGAGAAGGTCTATCTGATATCCGGTCAAGCCCAGGTGCCGTTCCTAGAAGAGGACGGGTGCGTGCTGCCGCCTCACTACCGGCCTCTGTGTTCAATCTGGCTCTGCAAGGACGCGGTCAGGCCGCCGGGATACGCGGAGTTGCTGCGCGAGATCGCAGAGGCGGAAAAAGAAAGACTGACATGGCATACGCAGCCGTAACAGCTTGGCCTGAAATAGAAGAAGATTATTTGTATTGGTTTTTATTCACACGCGCTTGCGATGAGCGTGAGAAACTTTATTGGCGATTTCAGTGCTACAACTGGAATAGATGGGCATGACCCGCTACGAGGAGATAGTCCAGGCGGTGAACGAGGAGCTGATCATCCACCGGACGGAGATCGAGCGAAACGAGATCGACCACCAGATAAACCTGACTTGGGTGGAGCTTCGGGTGTACCTGGACCACAACAATCAGCAGCCGGTCAAGGTGGCGTTCAGCGCCGAATCGATACGAAAAGTTAACGGGCACCGATGAGAATTTATCATGTCCAATGTTGCAACTGTAATCTGTGGGGAACGCCGCTGACACCGAGCCCTAAGCGAACGACGCCAATGAAGTGCGGTAACTGCAATTCTCTAAGAACGCGAACCTACGTTGAGATAAAAAAATTGTCTTTCGACAGAGACGCCAAAACAGCAAAAAAATACAACACAGTTGACAAGCGGTTTACCTAAGGTGTAAACGCATAGTTAGTTCAGAAGCCACTGAAGCGTGTCAAAGGCGACCCCAGGAGAAAATCCTGCCGGTCGCTTTTTTATTTTTCAGGAGGTTCTAATGCCCCTCACAGAAGACCAGATAGCCGCTATCCCAGATGAAGCCACTCGCAACGCGGTCAGAGAGCAGCAGCAGAAGCTGTCTCAGGTAGAGACTGGTACCGGCCCTTATGCGTCCGGTCACCGCCCGACCCCCACAGGAACCGCCGCAGAGCCGGGAGAGAAACCCGCCGAGACGCAGATAGAACGCAGGGGCACCACATCCCCTGGCGGCACCTTCCGTCTTCAGAACATCGAGATCCCTCTGGGTACCCCGGCTGGCGTGGCTAGCGCCGATGACGTCAAACAAAGAATGCAGGACCAGGCCGACGATATCCGGGCCATGCTCGGTGACGCGGACGACGCCGAAGCCAAAGTGATCAAGGACAAACTCGATTCAGGCAACTACGACGAGAACGATCTGGCTCTGATCACCGCCCACCTGAACGAGGACCACGTCAAAAAGAATCGGGAAGAAATAAGCGCCAAGTCCGAGGAGCGACGAGCAGAGCGGGAGCAGAAACAAGAAGAGCGCCGGGCGAGCATGGAACAGAAGCAGCAGGAACGTCAGGCGGCACGCGAGCAGCGCCAAGCGGAGCGTCAGGCAGCGAGACAAGCTCCCCCTGCACCGGAAGGACAGGCACCGGCCGCCCGCAGACGCGGAGCACAACCGACCCCTTGAATTAAATGCCAGGACCCGGTCATCAACATAGCGCCAAGATGGAAAGATGCCTTGAGGACTTGAAGGCCAAGGGGCACGACGCTGGAAGCGCTCATGCAATCTGTTACACGTCCCTCGGCAGCGATGCCAACAAAGTAGAAAAGGGCGGCGGGACTGAAGACTGCCCCATCTGCGCTGAGATAGCCAAATTCACGACTCCGGCCCAAAAGGGTTCGATCATCGCCAAAGACGAGAAGCGCCGTTACACGCTGGGAATTGTTTACGCCCCCGATGCTTTAGATACCGACGACGAGTTCACCGATGCTGCCGAATTAGAAAAGGCCGCTTGGGACTTTATGCGCGAGCTTCAGGGCCGTGGCGAGATGGCAAAGCTGGCAATGGAGTTGGTCGACACGATGATGAAGTCCGTCCCGCCTGACGGCGAGGAACTGGACGTCGAGGTTGACGTGTCGGTCCTCTGTGAGGAGATCGCCAAGCGCGGGGTCAATGCGATGCACATGGAAGACCTTGAAGACGCCGAGGTCGTCGAGTCCTACATCGCCCCGGTGGACATGGAGATCGACGGGCAGAAGATTGCCAAGGGAACTTGGCTCTGCGGGATCGTCTGGGACGAGGAGCACTTCAAGAAAATCGAGGCTGGGGAGTGGACCGGCTACTCAATGGGCGGTTTTGCCCACCGAGAAAAACATGCCGACTAAACTGGTCAACCTGAAGATCAAACACGTCGCCGGAGTCGACCGACCGGCCAACAAACGACGCTTCCTCATCGTCAAGCAGGAAAAAGAAATCGAACCAAAAGGAGCAACCATGCTTACCTCAGAACAAATCGCCAAGATGAAAGACAAGGACTTGCAGGAGGCCGTGGTTGCCCAGCAGGAAGAGATGCTCGGCCTGGAAAAGAAAATCAAATCCCTAGAAGACCAGATCGCCACCGGAACCGTCACCAAGGACGACGAGGCGGAAATCTGGAAGGGAGTTCCCCCTGTTATTCGCAACCGATTCGAAGCCATGAAGAACGAGCGCGAGCAGATGGAGGCCAAGACCAAGCGGGAGAAGGATGAATGGGAAACCAGCGCCTGGGTCCAGAAGTCGGCCAAGTTCAAGTACCTGCAGATCACCCCGGAGCATTTCGGCAAGGTGATGAAGCGGATAGCCGACCACGCCACCGCCGAGGCCGACGAGATCATGCGGATTCTCTCCGCCGCTGACGGTCTGATCGAAAAGGGTACGGTGTTCATGGAGTACGGGCGGACCCGTAACGATGCAGGAACAGGAGGGGCCGACGCCACCAACATCGTCGCTCGAGTCCAGTCGTTGGCCCAGGACTACCGCCATTTGGACAACAAACTGACCGATTCGGCGGCCATAGAGAAGGTCTTCAAGGATCATCCCGAGTGGTATCCGGTCTACAAGAAGCACAGCCAGATCGTGACCTCGGGCGAGTAAATCTGACACGTGTCAACTTAATTTGGAGGTAGAGCCATGCCAGGTGAACGCATAACAGAGGGACTCGGCGACAGCTACGCAGCGGCAGCCGATCTTAGCACCCATCAGAACAAGTTCGTAAAACTCGGGGCGTCGGGGATCGACGTGTGCGGGGCTGGCGAGGCCATGTTTGGAGTCCTGACCAACGACCCCAACACCGGGCAGGCCGGAGGGGTGACCCACTACGGGATCGTCAACCTGGTGGTGAACGGAGCTTCGCCCAACATTGCGCCCGGCGATCCGTTGGAGTCCGGAGCCAACGGTGTCGGGGTGAAGTCCACCGCCGATAAGAAAAACGTCGGGGCCATCGCCATCGACGCTGCCACGGCCGACGGGGTGATCATCACTGCAATTGCCATCTGCCGCGCACAATCTGGTGTGTAAATATTCTTAAAAATATTCTGATCCACACGGAGGCCTAAGCTCATGCCGCTACCAACCAATGACCAAATTCGTCATGACATACTGCTGACGAACATCTCGGTTGCCTATTCCAATAACGCCTACGTGGCGGATCAGGTCTTCCCCCTGGTTCCGGTCCAGCAGCAGGCTGGGATCGTGCCCAAGTACAACCAGAGCTATTGGTTCCGCGACTCTGCGCAACTGCGAGCGCCGGGCGAGGCGTCGAGGCGCGGCGGGTTCAAGATCGACAAGACCGACAAGTATTACTGCCCTCGCTACTCCTGGGGCTTTGAGCTTCCGGACGAGGTCAGGGACACGGCATCGGTCGACGGGGCGTTCAACCTAGACTCGGACGCCACCCGGTTCGTCACCGAGAAGGGCTACCTGAGAAGAGAAGTCGCCTTCGCCACCGACTTCTTCAAAGCCGGGGTGTGGAACGACAAGACTGGCGGGACAGACTTCGCCCAGTGGTCGGACTACGCAACGTCGAGCCCGCTGATCGATCTGGCCGGTATCTCAGACGACATGGAGGCCAGCATCGGCAGGGAGCCGAACACCATGGTGGTAGGCAAGCAGGTCTGGGTTCAACTGAAGTGGCATCCCGACGCCATCGACTCGATCAAGTACACCCAAAGGGGCGTGATGACCACCGACATATTCGGGTCGATGATCGACATACCGCGAATCCTTATTGGCAGGGCCATCCGGGTATCCTCGGCAGAGGGAACCGCCGAGGCGTCGGCAACCTACGTCAGGATATTCGGCAAAGGTGTCTTAGTCGCATGGGTTCCGGCAGGGCCGTCCCTGCTCGCTCCTGCAGCCGGGTACACGTTCGTCTGGAACCGGGTCGCCAACGCTTTGCAGTACATCAAGCGGATGCGCAACGAGGAGAAGGAAGTGGATGTTATTGAGATGTCGACATATTTTGACCAAAAACAAACCGCAAAAGGTGCCGGAACCTTTATCGCTACTGCTGTAAGTTGATATATAATTCAGGAATGGAAAACACACCTGAAATTTTAGCTTACGCTGCTGGTCTCTTCGATGGCGAAGGGTGCGTGCTGATCGCCAAGCCGTGGAACAGTAAAAAAACTCGGCGTTACCATCGACTCGACGTAGTCATTGCTCAAAAAGACCCACGACCGATTTTGTGGATGAAGCAACATTTCGGCGGCAGAATTCAGATAAACAAAAAAGGACTTCATCGCGTCGAAATGTATCAGTGGATCGTTCGCAATGGAGACGCGGGTGATTTTCTGGCTGCGATTCGTTCCTACCTCGTTCTAAAGGGCGATCAGGCCGATGTCGCGCTGGCTTTCCGCGCTACTGTTAGCAAAGTTACTGGTAACAAACGCATCATTGGGAAATGGCGCAAGGACGCGTTTCAACATCCGAGTCCCGTCGATAATCTCTTAGACGCCAAGCGTGACGAGTTGGCAAAGAAATTATCCGAACTAAAAGAAGTAGGATCAGCTTAGATGCCCAGGAAGAAACACACTGCTGCTTTATCGAACGCCACCTATTATGTTCTAGGGATTCAACTTGGTAAAGATGGCAACCTTTGGGGCATTCCTGGCGATCAAGGCTTATTGGTTGACACCATAAAAATGACCAATATGCAGCCTTCTCGTCAAGATCAAATGAAACGGATTTACAAATTAGAACCGTGGGTAGGTTCTACGTTCTACGAGTGTCAATGCGGACTGAAATTCGCAACCGAACAATCAAAGAACGCGCACGGCCAGCGGCGTCACTCTCAGAAAAGACGCCCATTGGTCAAAGACCTGCATGAATGCAGCGAGGAAGAGCGCGAGTCCATTTTAGCAGAGGTGGACCGCTACGAGACGGCACCGAATCAGTTCAACATACCGGACCCCGAAGATCGCGAAATGAGCCGGGAGGATCGCGAGCTGGCCGACCAGATCGACTGGTCTAAAACGGCGGCCAGTAACCAGTGAAGGAGAGACTATGTACACCAAACTACCACGGGCGCAAATCTCTCCTGGGGGATTCAACGCCCGGTCGACCATCATCACCTCAACGCAGCTGCTCGCCATGTTCACAACCCCGCAGACAATCGTTCCGGCGCCCAGACCGGGAAGCGCCAACGTCTTTCTGTATGCGTCGATTCGAAAGCCTGCCGGGACCGCCTACAACCTGACTACTGCGACCGGCCTTTCAGTCAAGTACACCGACGCAGCCGGACTGGAAGTTTCTCAGGCAGCACTGACCGGTTTCCTGGACCAGACCACCTTGCAGGCCCGATGGTTGAAGGCTCACACCGCAGCCTCGGGAGCCAACACGACGTTGATGGTGGCTGCATCTCCGCTGGTACTTCATGTCCTAACGGCGAACATCACCACGGGGACCGGCGGATTGAAAGTGACCACGTGGTACACCGTGGTGCCGGTGACATAGAGAGAGGAATTGATGTGCAACTCCTGTCTAGTGCAAGCCGGAACACAAGCGGGCAACAGGTATCCCTGGGAGGGTTCTCCCAGATCACCTCGGCGGTATTTCAGCTCACCGTGTCCGTGGCAGCGGCCGCAGCTGGCGACACCCTCGACGTCTATATCCAGCACTCGGTAGATGGCGGCTCCACCTACGACGACTTCGTTCACTTCACTCAGGTACTAGGGAACGGCGGGGCGAAAAAGTTCCTGGCCTTCTGGTCGGGCATGGTCGTTCCCGAGACCGAACTCGGCGCGCCTACTGATGCAACCCTGGCTGTCGGGGTGAAGCAGGGGCAGGTCGGCTCGACGTGGAAAACCAAGTGGGTGATCGCCGGGAGCACTCCCGCATTCACCTTCAAGGTCGACGCAGACGTGAGGTCAAGCCAATGAGCGCAAGCTACGCAGACCCATCCTGCACCCCTAAAGATGCTTTGCGGTTTCTCATAGGGGACACCGGCCCCGAATTCAACTTCAGTGACGCCGAGCTTCTTTACCTGCTCGACACTCATTCGAACGTCTACATGGCCGCAGCCACGGCCTGCGACATGATGACGACGAAGGTCACGAGCGGCGGGCTGGCGTCGAAGTCGGTCGGCGGTCTGTCGGAGTCCTACTCACAGGGTTCAGTTCAGTTCTGGACGACCAAATCGGCGATGTTTCGGAAGATGGGATCCGGAAAGGCTGTGCCCATATCGGCAGCGTCTACGGGCCGGGGATTGTGCGCACCGCAGGTGTTCGGGATGGGCCAGTTTGACAGGCGCGGGACCAGTCAGCCGATACCACCAGGTGCGTGGGACGTGACCTGGAACGTCTACGACAGCGAGGAGAAGGCGTGAGCGGACCGTTCGTTCAAAATTTCTCTCCCGGCTGGTTCACATCTACGATCACCGTGGAGCCGTGGATCGGGACGTTCGACCAGTACGGCAACCCCGAGTACGGGGCGCCGATTCAGATGAGCTGCTACATAGAGGACAAGGTCAAGATGGTGAGAAACTTCCAGGGGGATGAGCGGGCATCGAACACCACGATCTATATCGAAGGCGGACCCTTAACTGCCCATGACCGGATCGTCCTGCCGCCATCGTTCAAGGGGGTCAATTTGACCCCGCCGATCCTATGGGTGAGCAACGTGAACGACCGGCAAGGCTTCGATCACAGTGAGGTATTTTTATAAAGGAGAGTTTGACATGGCAGCACAGCAAAAAGGCCATCAATGGCAAAAGCAGGCCGATCATTTTCAAGAGATCATCGACGACATGAACGAGGTGGTGGACGATCCAGCTTCGACCCCCGAGGAAGTGGCCGAGGCCAAGGAGACTATTGCCGCGATGACGGCCAACCTGCAACGGCTGAAAGACAAGCATGACGTGAAACCGTCCTAACTTATGGCCGAGAAGATTCTCAGCGTAGAAGTGAAAGGGCTCGACAAGGTTCTGGCGAACATCCAGAACCTGGTCGGTGACGTTCAGAAAGAACTCGCGGCGGTCCTGTACCAGGAAGGCGAAGGCTTGATCACCGAGGCGAAGGAAGAAGTCCCGGTCGACACCGGCGTGCTGCGGGCTTCCGGTTACGTTAAATGGCCCGAGTACGAAGGGAATAAAGTCACCGTTCAGGTGGGTTTCGGCGGAGCGGCGGCACCCTACGCGCTGATAGTTCACGAGAATCTAGAGAGTCGTCACAATCCACCGACTAAGGCGAAATACTTGGAAGACCCCTTCAACCGGCGACTGAGAGGTCTGGATGAACGAATCGGGGCCAAGCTAAAGGCGAGACTGACCTGATGGCAATCCTGGAAGAGCTCAGGGGTTACCTGGTTGCGAACGGCGTCAGTCCCGTTTTCATGGTGAAGATGCCGGATACTCCTGACGATGCCGTCTGCCTCTACGAGTACGCGGGAATCCCGCCCGAGTTCGCCCACGACGGCCAGCAATGGGAGAACCTACGGGTCCAGGCTGTGGCACGAGATGCCAGTTATACGAGCGCCAGGGACAAGGCCCAGAGTGTTTACGACGTGTTGAACGGGACGGTCAATACCACCATCGACTCAAGCCGTTACCTGAAAATTCTGGCCTTGCAGAGTCCGTTTCCGATGGGAGCCGACGAGAACGACCGGCCCCGGATAGTCGTCAATTTCGAGATAGGACGAGTGTAAAGGAGCAATCCATGCCTGTTGTGACCGTACCCGATGCATCGATTCGAAACGCGGTAAAGTACCCGACCCTGCCGGTGGCGGCTAACTCCCTGGACGGAACGGTGGTCACTCCTACCGACACGTCCGGGATAGAATTCACCGCGTCTGGCCGCGAGGTCGTCATCGTCCAGAACACGGCAGGTGCGCCCGGAACCTTCACGGTGGTATCGACCGCAGACGCCCAGAACCGGACCGGCGACATGGGGCCCTACACTGTGGCGGCTGGCGGTTTTGCCTGGGTGTCGCCTCCGACGGTGGGCTTCATCGGGGCAACCGGCAAGATCACCATTACCGTTTCGGCGGCGACGATGAAGTTCATCATCTTTCGAGTACCTAACAGTATTTTCTAACGGAGGGGCACGATGGCAGCAAAACAATGGGCGATGGGGACGAAGGTCCAGCGGCTGAACCCGTCAACCTCTCTGTATGAAACGATCCCCGGCCTTCAGGATATCACGGGACCTGATATCAGCGTTGACTGGCTCGATATGACCACCCACGACTCACCCAACTCATACGAAGAAGGTGCGCCAACGATTCACCGAAGTGGAGAATTGAGAGCGCCGATGATTTACGACCCGGCCAACACGGTGCACCAGTCGTTGATGACGGACAAGGAAACCAAACGGCTTGGGACATGGCGCGTCGTGCTTCCTGACCCGGCTTCCAACTACATGCAGTTCAGCGGCTATGTGACCAGTCTCGGCTTCAGCTTCCCGGTTGCTGGGCCTTTGCAGCAGAATTTCGTCGTGAGGCCCACAGGGGCTATCACACGCGGGACGGGAGGTTGAGATGCTGCTTGATCGCGACACCGTATTGGGCAAGAAGAAACTCCGCCAGGAAACGGTCCAGATTCCTGAGTGGGACGGGGAGATCATCGTCCGCGAGCTTCGGGGCATCGAGCGGTCGCGCTATGAGGCCGGGTTTTCAGACGCGGTGATGGGCGAGGAAAAGAACGTCGCCGGGAAGACCAAGCGCTATGAGGACATGAGGGCCAAGATCGTCGTGATGACCTGCATCAACGAGGACGGAAGCCACGTGTTCGACGAGAATGACGTGGAAGAGGTCAATCAGCTGTCGGGCTCTGCGCTGGACCGTATTTTTTCTACTTGCATGAGGCTTTCCGGCTACACCAAAGAGGAGCAGGAGAAGCTCAAAAAAAACTCCGAGGACCCAGAGCCTTTGAATTTACACTAGCCCTGGCTCTGGGTCGAACCGTCGAGGAATTGCTTGACTCTCTGTCGGCGTCGGAATTCATGGAATGGCGGCTCTATTTTAGTGAACACCCCTTCGGTCAGCTCCGTCAGGACTACCTGCTCGGGACTTTAATCCAGCTTGTCTACAACGCGCTGCGCGGTCCCGACTCCAACCCAGTAAAACTCGAAGACGTTCTCTACCCAAAGGTAGTCGATCCAGAAAAGCAGGTCGAGAGCGATGTGGCTTATCTGGACGCCATGGTTGCGTCTGGGAAGGTGATCGATATCAGAGATCGGAGGAAGAAATGAAGACCGTTATATTCCTGATCATGTTTCTGGTGCTGATCCCCATGACGTGTCTGGCCCAGGCGACCAACACATATACCTTCACTCTTAACTGGAAAGACAATGCCACCAATGAAACAGGGCAGGCTATTTATAGGGACGGAACCCAGATTGGCAAGGTCGGTCCGAATGTGACCTCCTACAAGGACCAGGTGACCGCGACAGTGGGCAATCCGGTCTGCTACGAAGTGACATCCTTCATTGCCGATGCTAGCGGCAAGATAACATCAGAATCGGTGAAGTCGAACCGGGCCTGCATGGCGATGCCTGCAGCAGTGCTACCGGTCCCGACTCCCAACCCGCCTGCTGGTTTGAGCATCTCGGCGATATCAAGCTCAGGACTGCGCATCACCTGGGAGGACTTACCGAACGAAGTTGGCTACGAACTGGAAGGAAAGTCGTCAAAGGGCAACCAGACATTCGAACAGATCGCCTCGCTGGCGGCTGACGTTGTGACCTACGACTGGACGGGACGCCGACGGTATACTTCGTATTGCGTCAGGCTGCGCGGTCTGTTGCCTACAAGCGCTTCTGTCCCGGCGACCGGCTATTCACCAACGACCTGCGCGACTACGACCAAGTAGGATTATGCGACGGAAATTAAAAAGGGGGTTTTCTTTCCAGGTAGGCCAAAGCCAGGCGCAGCAGAGTTGGATCATCATGAAAACCGCCGAGTCCTTTATTGCAGTTGTCGCACAACAGGGCGCGGACTTTTTTTGTGACATGGTCGTGATCGACGCTCAGGCGAGATTTGCCTATTGGACTCTTCAGACAAATGGCACACAAACCGTTTTGTGCGGCGAGCATAGTTTCATATTGTTCAACCGTGATGTCGTAAAGACGTTTAATATTTTGGTGCAACGTCATCCGTTTAGTCTTCAGACTATTATTTCGCTTGTGCTTTTCGATGGTGCATTTCCTGCAGGTCGTGATGCGTCCGTCATGGAATGCATTGACCTTGATTCTACCCGACGGGGGCAATGGAGCGAACTCGACAAGCGGAAAAATTTTTCGACAGTTGTTGCAGCGCTTCTCAATACCGTTACTCGGTGCATGTCGTTGGCGGTGATTATGGCCAGGCAAGAATGGAATAAATTCTCCTCTGGCTACGTCTCTCCCGTGATTCCAACTACCCTTCCAATTGCGATCACTTATTTTAGTTGGTCGACCGCACCCACATTGGCAATAACCAGGCTGAACGAACGACAATTGAACGTGACCAATTCGTTTCATAAGTACCTGGAATATAGCATAAAAAGGGGGATTAAGTAAATTCTTGCGGGAGAGATAGTCACACGCTTTACGGGCGACACCGGTCCGCTGATGGCCGCCTTGAAGATGGCCGGTCAGCAGATCGACGAAGCTGCCCAAGAGATGAAAAAAATGGGCATGTCGGCCGACCAGGTCGCCATTGCCCAAAAAGCGATGACTGCGGAAGTCATAAAATCGATTCCGGCAATAACGCAACAGAATGATGTGGCAGCGATGGCAGCCCGGTCTTTCGCCATTCTGCGCGGGGAGACTGAAAAGACTTCCACCTCGATGCGAAACGTAACCGGTGCATTGACTCCTCTGACGGTGGCGTTCCGCGATGTTCTCTCGCTCTACAAGGAAAGCAATCCGATCATGACGGCTCTGGCGTCGGCCTTCGACTCCCTCATCATCAGCACGACCGCGATGGTTATTCAGACAGGATCGCTTAGTGCTGCGCTGGCCGCGTTCATGGGACCGATAGGATTGATCACCGCCGGGATCATCGCCCTGAGTGCAGCCATTGTTTACTTCGTCGCCAAGAGCAAGGAGGCCGAAAAAGCCCAGAAGGAGTTTCAGAAGGAAGTCGATAGAACCGCTGACTTCGTCAATCGAGCCAACCAGGCAGCCATGCGATCCGGCATGACCAGCGACCGGGACAAACTCAGATTCGATCAGCTGGTCAAGCTGAACGACATTTTGATGAAGACCAACGACGCAGAGCTTCAACGACTGGCGATAGAAGCGAACGCGAAAGACACGGCAGCCGCACTGGCAGAATTCGACCGTAAAGCAGGGGAAGAATCAGCCAAGCGGTACAACTCGGCGCGTGATGCCATCGTAAGCCAGATAGAGACTACCCGGACTCAGGTCAAGGAGTTCGAAGAAGGAAAAGCCGCCGCGATTGACTACGAGATGAGCATCCTGCTGGTGTCCGATAACGTCAAATTGCTCGGCAAAGAAGGGAAGTATTTAGTCGGCGTTCTGAAAGAAGAAAAACTGGCCTTTGAAGATTTGAAGTCCACTCAGAAGCTCTACGACGAGGCAGGCAAGCAAGCCATCAAGCAATTTGAGGACGGCAGCAAGCAATCGGAGAACTTTGTCAAAGGGCTAGAAGACATTCAGGACGCGTTGCAGCTTCAGGGTGGGGCCCGGTCGCTAAAGCAGATCATCGGACCGCTCGACCAGTTGGAACAAAAACTGATCGACCTGTTCGCGCCTATCGAGAACCTGGACGTCGAAGGAGCAAGGACTTTCGGACGGCTGTACGATGAAATCCAGAAGTTAAAGTCGATCAAGGTTGGCGCCGCTTTAGGCGAAGATATTGCCAAACTGAAACAACAGACGCAGGGATTCGCGATTCAAGCCATGCCCGAAGGGGCCAACAAGCAGATCGCCGAGGTCAATGTCCAGTTTGAGAACCAGCGGATCGCCTTGGAAAAACTGATCGTGGACTACCGGGCCTTCCCGGAGGTCGTCGCGGCCGCACAGGAGGCCCTCCTCGCGTTGAACGTCGCCAACACTAAAGTGTTGCAGAGCATGACGCCGATGATGCGGATATTCGACGCGATGGCGAGCACCATCGAGCAGGCCATCGATACGACCCTGGCGGGTGTCATGCAGGGAACCCAGACCCTCGGCGAAGCGATGAAGAACATGGCGCGTAACATCATGATGGCGTTCGTCAGCGAGTTAAACAAGCAATTCATCATAGCGCCGCTGATGCAAGGCTTAAAAGGATTGTTGAGTGGCGGTCTTGGTGGACTACTCGGCGGCGGTAGTGGTGCCGGTCCAATAAACCTTGCTGGCATCAGCAATGCCGACTTGGGCTGGACAGGCAGCATCGCCGGTTTACAGACAATGGCTGGCGGCGGCATCGTTGCAGGACCGCGAGGGCAAGCTGTCCCGATCATCGCACACGCTGGAGAGCGGATTGTTCCGCTGGGACAACGGGAAGGCATGGGGAATCAAAGTAACGTCCAGGTAAAAATCATGGGCGACGTTGTCCCACGCGAGCCGACGATGCGGAAAGAGGACGTCATTCAGATCGGGTTATCACAATTTGAGGACAGGGGAGTCTGGCAACAATCGTTAGAGCAGCGCATGTCGCCTCGTAGATGACCGATGGTCTTGACGAACACGACGGATATTTGGAGTGCAGCCGGGACGGTTTTCATCGTGGTCGTGATGAGCGCCCTGACCGTGATGGGAATCTGGGAGCACGACAATCGCAAGGAAGAACATCGAATACTCGAAACGTTGGTTCGGGAAGAAAATGAGTCGGTTAGAAAAAAAATGGACGCGGTGATTTGCACCACTAAGCTGAATCTTTTTTTCCAGACGTTGCCGAAGGGTCAAGTAATAAAGTGGCAGGATATTCCCAGTGAGTATTGGTCCTGTATGCCGAAAAATTTCATTGAGGATCAAAAAAGTCTTCGTTGAGGAAACAAAAAGGCCATGATGACACTTATCGCCAGTCCCTCGAATGTGATTCCCGTCCAGTCGCAGAACCCGACACTGAAGGACGCGGTCGGCGGGGGCAGTTATCTTTTCCGGCGTCAGTACACGCGACCCTTGAAGCGATGGGAGATGACCTTCCCCGGCTTTGCCGAGGACATGGACTTGATTGCAGGTT